GCCTTTAGTATATCATTCTTTGCCGATCCCTTCTTATCATATCGACTCAAATACTTAATTGCATTAGAACGACAGAAGGACTCGGCATCACCTACAGAGTGAATAAGATCCAAAGTTTGGACATCAGAGTTCTTATTTGTATAATGTCCCTGATATGTGGAAGTAACATAATTTTTAAGATCTTCAATACCTTTATCTTCTTGATACTTCCTACTTGATGGATCCTTTAATTTTGGCTTTGGTTTATCTGTTCCAGGATAATGGAACTTATAAACCTCATCTATATCATCCTGAACTGGACTCATAGTATCAGCATAATATTTGGGATCATCATAAGCAGTATTGGCAAGACCAGGATTAATATTAAAAGAAATATGATCCTCACCCAGTCCACCAGGAAGAGGATATCCTAAGTTTAAAGTATCTGCACCAGCATTTCCAAAATCTATGTTAACAGGCTCTGCTGCACCAAATGTTACCTCATTTTCATCTTCCTTTTTCTTCATAATAGGATACTCCTTGTCCATGTCGCCATAAAGTTCTTCATACGCTAAACTCCATGAATTAACCATAACATTAATCCTCCTTCTTGTCAACAATTTGCTTGGGTCCCTCATTACTCATCCAAGTAAATTGGGACATGACCCATCTTCCCAATTTCTTACCCTTATATTTCCTCTTCATCTTTACTTCTGATACTTCATGATGAATCATTGAAGGAAATATAAGAGTCCGATTATTCTTACATTCAATAGGAATACCATAATCAGAAAATTTAAAGTCACCTCCTTCATATCTTTTCGGTTCCCTATAGAACCAAGTTAATGCTGTAATTTCTGCACAATCATTATGTTTTTTATAATAGTCACTATCCTCATAATATGAAACTAAAGTTCTATCCTCACAAGTTAATATATTTTTAATCCACCATTGATTATAATCCACTGAATCCTTTAATTGATTAATCAATCCAAAGGTCTTTCTATTCACCTCTATGATATCAGGTACATGTGCAGTATTTCCAGCTTCCTTCAATTCTTCATGAGTAATAAAAATACCATTATTCTTTTTTCTCAATTCACCAAAATGTTTTGCTGAACCAGTTTTATCCCCAGACATTAGCCTGGGGTGAAGTAAATCAAACCATTTCCACAACACTTCCAATTCCTCTTCAGTGTAAATATCATCTACTATGATATATGGAAAAGGTTCACCTCTATATGTTACTTGTATACTCATTCCTCTATATCCTTAGGAAGGTTAACAGTTCCATCAACCTTATCATATAACTCAAGGAATGCCTGTTTAGTCTCATCATCAAATCTGTTTACACATACTTGGATTGCTTTCAT